TGTCAGGTCATAACCATCTGTCTGTCTGCCAAAACGCCACCTGTCACAAAGATACTGTTCAGCAGCGTCAAAACTCGTCCCCCTCTGCGCCACCTGCATAGACCCATTGATGACAAGATTGCGCCGCCCATGCACGGAGGTGTCAGCAATCTGATCCGTGGTAATTGTGTCGTCCGCGATGGAGTTTGCTACGATTTTACTGAGCGGCATGGCCTAATCCTTATACTTCCTGTGCGTCCATCGCAGCCTGATAGGCTGTCTTTACACTATCGCTCCACACGGCTTTGCAAATAGATTGCACCTCTGCGCTTTCGCCGGAGATGTCTGTGTCGCCCCAGCTATCGCCGGTCTTGGTGCAACATTGCAATACATGCCGGTGAAAGTTGCGGCTAATCTCTACGCCATCACGCTTGATGACGGTTGCGGTGCGTACTTGCACATGCTTGTAGTCGCCGACCACTTCAATCTTGTCTTGTACTTGTTCTTCTGTAAGTGCCATTTTTATCTCCTATGGATGGACTGTCCGACCCTCACCTCCGGTGGGGTTATAATGCTCTGTATATGTAAGTCATAATAAGGCGAACACCCGACATATTTGCATTGGTGAGGTTGCCACCAGCAGCAGAAGCAAAACGAACTTTTTGAGTGCCGCCCAAAATATAAGTTGTGGTGATAGCGTTTCGTGATTGATAGCCAATAGTGCCTGACCCATAATTACCTACCTGCACAAACGGTAGGCAAGTTACCTCTGCCTGCGAGCCATTACTGGTTGATGGAAACGAAAAATCTATTTCAAAGCAGACCATATCGCCAGCTTTAACATAATTTCCAGCGTTGAAGCTAAAACTTAAACCCGCCCCACTAGCGTCCGATAAGCCGCTTGATGAAATGTTGCCAATTTCATAATCGTCCAACGCATTGGCACTGCCGGTTCCGCCGATATACAGGCTGCCGCCAAGATATAGGTCTTTGAAGCGAGTGTTGGTGTAACCCAAAGATGTTGCGTTATCGGTCAAAGCATTTGTGCTAACATTCCACGGGGAAACAGTATCAATTCCGGCATAGTTAAAACGCACACCTGTGCCACCAGAACCGATAGTTATTTTGGATCCAATAGTGCCGATTACTCCAGCAGAACTGCCGTTTTTTTGTACGTCAATAACAGTGCCATCGCTTGTCGCACGGTCTACAGTCAGCGCCGTTGCGCCATCGTCATCTACAGTCAGGCCATTCGCTACAGTGACCGCATCACTGAACGTACCCGTCGTCGCTGCCAGCGCAGCGTTAGCATCATGCTCAAGGCGCGGGTTGATAGTCGCCTCACCACGGTAGATGACATAGATGTTGCCGGTGCCTGACGGCGGTGCCTCATCGAATGTCAGTGTCGTGCCGGATGCGGTGTAGGACTTGCCAGATCCCGGCTCCTGCTGGACGTTATCGACAAACACCTCTAGGTCTTCGCCTACATTGACGGACCTGTTCAGCGTAAACGCAGTGGCCGAACCAGTGCCGTTAAACGACTGACTCGTTGTCTGGTTTACTATCGCTGTGTTTGGTGCCTTGCCAATATACGCCATTAAACAGCCTCCAGTGCCGTGACACGCGCCTTAAGGTCGGCCATCTCTGTCTCCAGCGTTTCAATCTTGGCAATGCTTTCCTTCAAGGCTCCGACGAGCAGGGGTACCAGCTTGGCTTGGTCGATGCCTTGCATGACAGCGTTGCCGTCGTCATCGACTTCGTTGTGGGTGCCGGTGACAGCCTCTGGAACAACCGTCTGCGCCTCATGTGCAAGAAAACCATCGACGGTAGTTTTGGCGTCTGCGATGAACTGGAACCGCTTGGGGGCAAGCGCCTTCACGCGGTCGATTGCGCCAGTCATGTCTTCTACGCCTTGCTTTAGGCGATAGTCGGATGAGGTGTTGTAGGCTGTTGACGATGAGGTGACACTGATGTCGCCCACCGTTGTGCCACCTCGCTTTAACATTACGATTTGTCCGTCGTCACTTCTATTTAACCGCGCACAAACACCGGCAGCCCTGCCGATACCAAGAAGCCCAGATGGGGTTAAACGAACACCCACACCATCATTTATTTGGTCCGGTGCGTTAGAACCAGTCAGTGTCGTTGTACCGATGCCGACGTTGCCGCTGCTGTCGATGGTCATGCCGGTCGATGCGGCAGTGCCTAGTATCATTGCTTGTGTGCCATGATTGTAAGCTAAATAACCGTCATATTCTGCGCTTCCAGAAGTAGCATCAGAAAAATACAGATTACCCGACTCTGATGCGCCACTGCGGATTGTAATACCAGCGTGGCCTGTGCCAGCAACAGTGAAGGTGCTAGCGTGAGGTGAATACCCTTCTGTAGTTGTGCCAATCAGCACCTGTTCCGAAGAGTCAATCGTGATGGCGGTGGCATCTGAGTTATCGTCAATGCCGGTATTAAGCTGGTTTCTTCCGATAGTGCTAAGTGCCATCAGCTAATCTCCAATACCGACAAGGTCACATCAGCAGCGGACGCCTGACTTGCAGTAATCCGCAAAACATCACTCGCGTTCATCACAATCTTCTGATCGCCGCCGACAGCCACCAAACTACTGCCAACCGGCACGATAGCCGACTTTACGATGTGGACGTTGTCGCCGTCGTTATTGATTAGCTGTACGCTCACTGTGATAGATACGGTCAAGATGTTGGCAATGTTTAGCCCGATGATGGTTGTTTCTGTCGAACTGGGGCATGTGTAAACATCTGCGTTAGCGGTGCCTACGCCTGTGTCTGTAAATGTCTTAAAGTTATTAGGCATATCGTTACCCCAGTGCTATCGCCATGACTACGCTTTGCCCAGCGGATTCAAAGTCGGTTGTGTTAGATGTGGCTGCGCTACCCAATCCAAGGGACGTTCTCGCCGTTGCGCCGCTCTCAAGCACAAAGTTAGATCCATCCCCCACGATAAAACCGCCATCTGTGGTAGCTAGACCCGCTACGTCCTGTAACTGTGCGTCCAGCCTAGCGTTAGCCACTGTCCCACTAGCAAGGTTACTAGCGTTCAATGCCGTCAGATTACTACCGTTCGCCGCCGGTAGTGTCGCTGGGAACCGTGCATCTGGGACTGTACCAGAGCCAAGGTTGCTGGCGTTCAACGCAGTGAGGTTTACACCACTAGCCGCTGGCAGAGTTGCAGGAAACCTAGCGTCTGGAACCGTGCCAGAGGCAAGGTTGCTGGCATTAAGGGCTGTCAGATTGCTGCCGTTAGCCGCCACCACATTCCCAGAGGCATCAAGGAAAGACATTTTCTCCGCTGGCAACGTGCAGAAAATAGTCCTTGTACCGGAACTCCAGTTCACAGCAGCATCGCTATTGCTCGACTGAAGTATCGTGGTTCTGGCTAGTGTGGTGCCTGACGCAGTGTAGGTTCCAATGCCCACCTCAAAGTCGGTGCCGTCAGAACAAGCGTAATATGTCGTGTTCCCATCGCCCACGCTGCCGAAAGTCTCAAAACCAGCAACGGCACCCGCAAGTGTGTACGTCGCGGTGCCGGTGGTTGTGGTTGTTTCTTTTACGCGATCTCTGAGAACAAGGGCCATGTTACTTCAACTCTATCGACAGGTTGCCTGCGTTGATGCGGAAGATATCGCCAGTAGCGATTGTCTTGCTTGCATCCAGTGCGCCAACAAACAGGATGTTCCCGCTGCTTGATGCGTCTGCAATGAAGGCATGTGTAATCGTGTTGTTTGTGCCGGTAGACGCAGGAAACTCAATGTTTGCGGCATTGGTGGCGGTCTGGGTATCAGTGCTTACGGAAGGCACCGTCCATCCTGAAGCCTGAACCTGCTGCCGCGCGTAGCTTCCAAAGGTAGCCTCCGTCAGAGATCCAGTTTCAATGCTGGATACGGCGGTTGCAAGACCGACATAGATGCTATTGCCCGGAGTCGCAAAACTTTCCGAGTTATTCTTAAACAAGAAATCTAGCAGCTTATGCTCTAGATAGGTGGTTGCTGCGTTTGACGTTGCCATTTTCGTTACTCCTTATGTACGAGTTTGCCTAGGAAGACCTTGCCTGTAAGCGTCATCGTTCTCTCGTGCCTCTCCCAGATCCTTCAGTCTCCCCATGCTCTCTGCATACCTTCCTTCATATACAGAAATCATGTCAGGCTCCCCCTTCATGTAGGTATACGCCTCTACAAGAGAGCCATATAATAGCGCGTTTGGCGCATTATCGCTAATCCATGTGTACGCGCTATCGCTTCCCGCAGTCAAACTCGCTGGTCTGTAGAAGTAATGAAGCTCAACCGTGTAGTTGGAATTTGGGGTGGGTCCAATGATAAAGTTACCTGTAACATTTCCAGACGAGTCTGTTTTATCATCAAATGATGCGTAGTATTTTGGGACTCCAGTCGAGGTTCTGTCAGGGAATGCCTCTCGTATAAAGTTGACATCCTTCTCCAACAGAAAGCCCTCTGAACCCGAAGTGCTTATGAAAAAGGAGAATGGAGCCAGAAAATCTGTAGGCATAGAAATGTATTCGTCTCCGCTGGTCAAAGCAGAGGTGGCGTTCTTTCTAAAGTTATTGAGATCTACAGACTTCAGTATTCTTTCTTCAGCCGCCCTAATAAAGACAGGAAGATTTGTCACGAAAGATGTTTCCGTGTTCTCGGTGAAATCTTGAATTGCTGTCTTTATCTGGGCATATGTGAACGACATTACGTAATCCTAACAATAGCGTTTGATGCGTCTGCTGCTGGGAACTGAATGGTAAATGTGGAAGACGACGATGCCTGATCACCACCAAAGTCAAAGACCGCAACAGCTTTATTGGAAGCGCTACTATTGTATATCAGGCAGCCCCTAGCAGTGATTGTGGAATTAGAGAACGACACATCTGAAAAATCAACAAACGCCGTTGTCCCGCTTGTTGTTGGATTGGTGGCCGTCAAGGTCGCGCCGCCAGCAGAATAACCAGTCCCACTGACCTCGTTAGTCGTAGAGTAGGCTGTTGTAGTCGCGTCTATGGTAGCGTTGCTCGTATACAAGGCCAACTTGAATGTGTGGCTCGTAAAATCATGAACCCCCTCAAGTATCTCCTCTTTAAACGAGGTACATACATAATTGCCCGTAAAAGCCATTTTCTACTCCTGTGATGCGTAGCTCATATCGTCACGCTCCTACACTATAGTTATATTGCCAACCATTGAAGAGTGGTTGGTGCATTGATAAACAAGAGATGTGTCGCTTGGCTCGTGTGGAACGATGAACTGCGTCAAGCCAGTGGTGGAGTTGTAATTTTCTGTTACGCCCGTTGTAAAAGCAGATCCGCCATTAGAAGTTCTAATCTGCAAAGGGTGACTACTCACGTTGGCAGTGTTGTCAATCAAGTAAGTATGTCCCTTATAGAAAGTGAAATTAGGGTTGTTACCTGAAGTAGCCCCCGGACCAGTAAATGTATATGCCGAGCTTCCGCTAGTGCCAGCAGTATACTTTGTTACCGGACCTGTGGTTTCATCGTTCAACCTTATCCAAGCACCGCCATGAGCGAAATAAAGACCGCCTGTAGCGTGAACGTGAGCCACAGCCCCATGATAGGTTGATGCACTGGGCAAATCACTTAGGTTGGCATAGTAAAATACGATCTTGTTGGCACCAGAGCTAACATCAAAAAGCCCATTAGCATCTATGATGTCAGTCAATACGCTAGAACTGTTCCCCAACGCTGCGTAAATCTCGTTAAAATTATCGTTTATCTTGTCAGCGCCAGCACGAAGAGTGTCTCCGGTGCCGTCATTAGCGCTAGACCCTATCCCTACTGTTTGCTTTGCCATTTAACCCTCGTCAAAAGTTTTGTTGCTTGTGTCAAGTGTGACATCGATTGAATCAAAAGTAGCGGCGGCACCAGAGTCAATAATACTAAGGCCACCAAGAGAGAACTGCGCTGTTACACCGGTTGGGCTAACGGTTATATCAGAAGTTGGAACTGCACCAGATATAGTAACGCTGCCAGCCTCGGCTGCCATAAACGGGACTGATATCCTTTCTAAGGTTGTAAGATCTGTTGTTGGTATTACTACCTTAGCCTCTTCTATCTTTCTATCTGGCCTAGGGTTTAACAGGGATTGCGGGTCATCAGTGCGAACACGCCCCAGAAAGTTCTGAGGGTGATCTGGGTCAACAACATCAAAGCCAACCCGCATCCCTGTCTTTACGCCATTTTGATATTCGTCAACAAGCTGATCCAGAGGATACCTAAATCCTGTCCTGTCACAAAAACCAAATGCGTATTTTCCCCTAGCGTTTGTCATTATTATCCGGCTCTACCGAAACGCTTACCCCTGATCGCCGCACCTGCACCGCGAACGGTACCGCCCTTTGACCTCTTCATGGCCCCGCCTTTTTTCATCCCCTTCTTTTTCATGGCCCCGCCTTTAGACATTGCCTTTGACTTCATGGCTCCGCCTTTTTTCATGCCCTTCTTTTTCATCCCCCCGCCACCGGCCATTTTAGCAGAACCGGGACGATTGGGCTTCACAGCAGCCACAACTCTCTGGAACATGCTTGGCTTCCTCGTTGGTTTTGGAGCCGTCTTCTTCGGCGGTGCCTTTTTAGCCGCCGCACGACGCGCAAGAGCCTTATCCCTTGCTGCCTTGGATCCATCTTTCGACTTCATTACCTTGGCTGCATTGCTAGGCGTTGTCGCTGTTTGCGCCCTAGCGCCCCGCGTGGCAGCCCTTTGCTTGCCTTTATCCTTGGAGCCAAGCGCGGCCATCTGTGTCTTCGTCATGCCCTTGAATGGATTCTTTGACTTAGCGCCAGCGCCAGCAGCGGCACCCGGAATCTTGATGTTCTGCCCAACGCGGATCATGTTGGCGTTCTTGATGCCGGGATTTGCGTCAAGCAATGCTTTAACGGTCATGCCTCTGGACTTTGCAATCTGAGACAGGGTATCACCAGACTTGACCCTTACAGATCCGCCCTTGGCATATCCCTTCTTCATCATGCCGCCCTTCTTCATCCCCTTCTTCTTCATGGCACCGCCACCGGCCATACCCTTCTTCTTCATACGGCCACCACCAGCCATTTTACCCTTGCCGTCAGCGGCAAAAAACGGAACCTTTTGGCCCTTGGAATTGGTGACCATTTTGAGCTTGCCGCCCTTTGTCATGCCCTTTGACTTCATAGCGCCACCACGGCGCATACCTTTTTTCTTCATGGCCCCGCCACGACGCATACCCTTCTTTTTCATAGGGCCGCCCTTTTTCATACCCTTTTTCTTCATTGCCATTTTAACCTCCTGTGAAAAACGTGTTGTATGGCACGAACTTGATCGATGATGAGTCTGTGTCTTCGTTTGCTGCTAACTCAAACTGAAACTCATACTCTTGTTTAAGCGGTGCCACACGGCCCGCCACTTCAGGCTTCTTCATTGCAATGTAATAAGCCAATCCAGCCGCTAGACAAGGCACAAACCTTGGCGGCATGTCTGCTGTAGTCCCAATACCAGAGGACACCCCTGATATTCCCTTCAGCCTATAATAGAAAAGGGTATAGGTACTCAAATCAGGCACAGGCCATAGAGTGAAATTTACCTGTGTTGCCTGTCGATCTACATAAATTTGATTAGGGCGTCCCTGAGTATTTTTTGAACTTTGTTTAGCATACGTCGAAACGCTGATACGACTGACATTGGTATCGACTTGAGACGTTCCAGTGCCAGTTCTAATTTGATGTTCAATAAGGTCGATTGTGTCTGTAGGAAGCGTGTAAGTTGCTGTCCCCGCTGTGAGAGCCTGCGTACCAGACTCAATAGTCCAGAGATTAAGTCCACGGTTCTGCCACTCCAATGTTAATAAGTTGAGGCTTCTTCGGGCCGTCTTTAGATCGTATCCCGTAGTCATTTGAAGACCGGCCCTCTCAAAGGCCTCTTCAAATATTTCTGGAAGATCAGGCGTCACTACTGACATTAGCTAGTTCTCCTGTGCGCTCTGGTCTTTGCGGCAATCTTTTTGGGCTGTTTTGAGAATTGCTTCCCTGCTTTCTTAGCTTTCCGCTTTGCCCTAGTCGTTGCCGCATACTCCTTCGACGAAAGTGACTTGATGGCACTAGCCGGTAGATATCTTTCCCCGGTAGCTTTCGGACCCTGTGTGGACGGCTTCCCACTCTTTGTCCTCCACTTCTGTTTCGTCCAAGACTTTAGACTTCTCTGTGATTTCTTTAGAGGCATCAGTCCCTCGACTTCCGTATTTCTTTTAGAGTCTCCTGTATAGTAACATCTTTTTTCGCATTTGGATCATATTTGCACTGATACTCGTTAGGCACAAAATCCAGATACTCAAAAAACTGCGACTCAATAGTGTTGTTGGCCCCTCTAAATACGCAGACTAACCGTCTATTGTCTAGCTTCTCACACTTTACTTTGCGGCATGTAACCATTTGATCTGCACGTGCGGTATGAGACTTTAACAACAATACGAAGCCCGTCAAAACCGCTAGACCAACGCCTATCATCACGGTCCAAGCCACAATCTCTACAAACTTTCGCCTCCGCTCTCTTTGCCTGTAAAGAGTTTCTTGGCGTCTTTTTCGGATTGACCCCTCCATGCGCACAAGCTCATCCCACTTGGATTTGCCCATGGTAAGGCTAATCCATTGCTGTAGCTCATAACGCTGCTGTTGTGCCTTTTTCTTAGCGGCAAAGGCCTCTACGGCCTCTTGCTCTACACTCTTCCCGGCAAACAGCTTCTTAAATATAGGGGGGTTTTTGGCCTCTTTTTCGGCCTGATCTAGGTCGGAAAGCGCACCCATCCACCTTGATAGATCGCTTGCCATGGACTCAATATCGCGACCAATAGCAAAGCCCTTCTTGAGGGCTGAAAAAGCCGCAGATGCGGTTGCCATTGCAGATACTGGATCCATCAGTAAAGCCTTATATCCTCATCCACCAACTTCGGCAGACAATACGAAGTTATTCTCTCTCCCTGTTTGTGTAGCTTTTGTGCGAAATAAACACAGTCGTTTACATTCGCAAAATACATATCATTGCTAACAAGCTGCTTATTCTCCCCAACGCCCAAGAAAACGAAGAGAAGAAAGGCATGCTTCATATCTAATCCTTGTATCCTCCCCCTGCCTTTTTATAGGCAGACGCCATCATTTGCGCCTTTCTCGCTGACCACTGACCCGGAGCGCCGCCCTTTCCGCCAGCCTTGATCCTGTTAAAGATCCGCTTACGCAGGCCCGGTTTGGTGTAGTTGCCAGCCTCATTTACCCTCGACTTTGTTTTGCCACCCTTACTAAACTTCAATGTCTTCAAAGTTTTTGCTTGTTTGGCATGTAGCTTTGAGGCCTTCTTTAGCCCCTTCACCACACCATCTACTTTTTTCTTCGCAATGCCGCCATGGTTCATGGCTATAGGCTTTTTCTTTTTACAGAGCATCTTTGCTGCCCTCATCAGAACCTCCTATGCTCTTCTGTTTGTCTTACCTGCGGTTCTTGTCCGCTTAAAAGACCTGTTCTTAGAAGCAGAGACAACCTTCAGATTAGACTTCCTGTTGTCCCTAGGGTTTCCGTTCCTATGGGCGACATCCTTGCCGTCACCCTTTCTTACTTTACCGGCAGCCGTCATCTTCCGCCTTGCCGTATTTCTTCCAGCCCTAGCCTTCTTCTGACTCGTGGCGGACTGGTAGTTCTTATACTCAGACCTGTAGTTGCGCTTACCGCTGGGAGCCACGGGTCTTTCCTCTTGTGGCAATGCCGTCAATAGAGCGTGTGCGCTTTGACTTCACCACCTTGCCGCCACCAGACATCCTGTCGGCTCCGGCCATGCCCTCTGCCTTCATTGCGTCTGATCCGGCCTTCTTTCTCTGCTTCTTGGCCAACTTACCAACCATGCCCGCAAGACCCAAACCGGGGATCTTTGAGGCCATTTCCGATATCGGCCCTTTGCCCTTAGCAATGCTGTAAGCCGGAGAGAATGTCTCTAGGAAACCGCCAACATTTTTGTTTTGCTGCGCCCGCTTGTTAACTCTTGCAACAGCCTTTGGGTTTTCTTTTATAGTCCTGTTGTAGGCTCTTTTCTTGCGAACCTTACTGCCCTTAACTGGAATGCCACTTTTAGGATCAAACCTTTCAGGGGCCAGAAAATTCTCTTCCTTTAGATTGCTTTGATACGCATCCTTTAAAGACTCTCTTATTGACTTTGGCCTAGCTGGGCCTTTGCCTTTCTTCTTCATCTTATTCCCCTTTAACTGTTGCTGCATGGAAGCCCGCGAGATTGTCATCATAGCTCCTTCCTGTGAACTCTTCCCACATTGGTTTCAGCATATCGTGTAGCTCATCGATCTTCTGACTGTTGTCATCGATCTTTACAGCCATGACAGCCACGCTCTTATCAACACCAATCAGTGTAGATGATATCCATGTGACCCCTGTGGCACACATGCCGACAACAGAAACAAATAGTGTTCCGGCTATGAAGTTAGTATTCAGCATTTCCATCTCTTTCTAGCCTGACGAAGCCTGCTGTTTGGATTCTTTGCAGCCTTCGGGAACTTTTTCATTTGCCCAGCAGAACGGGCGCAGAAAGACTTCCTGCGCTTCGCTGCTGCACTTCCGGGTTTTACCTTGCCTGTAACCGCTGTTTTCAGCTTGCTACCGGGGTTCTTGCGCCTGTAAGCCGCAACGCCAGCCTTTGTCATGCCAGCGCCTGACTTTGTGGGACGGAAGTTCTTCTTGTTTCTAGGGGGCATCTTGGCCTTACGCTCTGCCATGATAACCCCTACGAGAGAAACACCGTCACGCTAGAGCAGTTAGTCAGATCCAGATAAACATCAGA